CCTTTTCCCGTTCCATTCGAAGCCAGTCCGTACGCCAAGCGCATGAGCCGCTTCACTTCCGGATCTATTCCGTAGTTGCTTTTGCGTCTTTCATTTGCTGGACTTCCTGCGCCGAGAAGCCCGAAACGAGCAAAAAATTGATGCCGGTCTGAGTCAGATACGCATAGTCCGGTGCAGAGATGTAATCAAACAGTTCCACCGGAACCTTAGCCGCTTTGGCGACAAGGTAGGCCGCTACTTCGGCATCCATCATTAGGACGCCGACAACTTCACCCGGTTTCGAAACAAGGCGCTTGGCGTCACGATAGTCTCGCCCGGTCAGAGTCTCGAGATCGAACTTCAGTTCTTTATAAGTTTTACCCTCGAACTCGACGGGACGACGCAATTTATGGACGATTTCACTCATTTTTCACTCTCTCAATCGTATAAAGAAAAAAGGAGGCCGAAGCCTCCCAGGGGTTGAAACTACGCTAAACCAAGATCGGAGCGGACGCTTGCGAGAGCGTCGTCATCACCGAACTTTGCAATGTAGTTGTACTTGTCGATTTCAGCGACTTCTTTGCCGTCAACATAAAGCTTCAGGTACTGAACCTCGAACTCAGTTGCGGAACCCGTTGTTTTGCCCGGGTCGAACGTGCCGAGGTTGAAACTCTTCGGCACAACTTTCAGGGTCGCACGAACGGGAACGGTCGAGTATTCGCCGCTTCCCGCGTCATACGCCTGCTGCGATCCGCGAAGATCGATCGTGTGCGCTTTCTGCTTCGCAAGAGCCATAGCCTTCGGCTCAATCGTGCGCCAGTTGAACGTTGTCGTCATCGACTGGAAGTGACCGAGCACAGGGCTTTCGACTTCGCCCGCGATGCCTGCGCCGCTGACAGTATCGGTCATGGCCTGAATCTGCGGAAGATCCACAGTGGCAATACCGAGAAGGTCGCTGTCATCGTTGTATACGCGGAAATTAATGAGTTTTTCCGCCATCAAGTTTTCACCTGCCATTTACTTACTCCTTAAGAAAACAGCGTTTCGACTGCGGAAACGTCGTATTCAAGAATGAACTCGATCGAGCGGTTCGGGCTCGGAGGCGTGATGTACACGTGGAACTTCGCAATGCCGTCCATCAGGACCGTGGTCGGATTTTCGTCCGAAAGGAACTCGACTTTGCCGCCGAGGATGTACTGGCGAGCCGTCAGGCCGTTAAGCCAGATGTTTGCCGAATCCACAATTGTGTCGATCTGGCGACGGTTCAAAGGAGCATCAACACGCTGCCAGAATGTCTGAATAAGCGTATTGCCCACCCAATTGAACATTCTGCGCACCGGAATGAACGCATCCTTCACGTCGGTCGAAGCCGGATAAATCGCAGTGCGGTTCCCCCAGGCTTTCCAACCACCGATAAAGTTCAGAGCGGTAAAGACACCCTGACTGTTCAGATAAGCGCCGGTATCTTGGCCGAACACCACCTCAGAGTCGTCGGCAAGAACCATGCCGGTCATCTGGAGCGATTGATTCGAAGGCGATACGTACGGCACATCACCGTTGTCTGCATCAACCTGAGGCATAAGACATGCCAACTGAGTCGAGAGATGATAGACCGTATCGTCGAGCTGAACCTGCGGCCAGCACGCCACCTGCGTTTCACTCGTGATGTTGTTGTTATTCTTCCAAGCCGCAACTGCGCTGTATTGTTTTACTTCATCAGTTGGAACATCGACCGCACAGATTGCTTTGAAAAGACCGTTGATCGCAGAACATTTGGCGGCCATTGTCGCCGCGACGCTCGGTTTTTCCGAAAATCCGGGAGCAAGGAGGGTGCCGGGGACCAGGCGGAAGCGCGGGAACGCTTCTTCGACAAGTTCCAGACCGGACTTAACACCGTCCGTATTCACGCCGCCGATGATGTCGTCAGCCGTGACGGCCGTCGGATCTGTCTGTTGTGCCGTCAAGGTCAGAACCGTATCGGTCGTATAGCTGTCTACTTTCAGGAACGTTACAACAAGATTGCCGTCGTCATCGAAATCAAGAATGAACTGATCACCGTTTGTGAGTTCCGCTTCACCCTGCTTGATCTTTACTGTATTGAGGATCACGCCGGTTTCTTCGACGGTAATCGAAGTCGTGGAGGTGTTCACTGTGAGGCTTCTACTCAGAGACTTCACGTGCTTTTTCGGATCCAAAACGTTCACGATGATCACGGGCGAGGCCTGGAACAAAGAGAACGCAGTGTTGATAAATTCCGAGATGGAATATTCAAAGCGCTTCAAAGCTCCTGCTTTGGGAGCCTTGGCGGGAACGTAACCGAAAGCGGCAACGGCTTCTGCATACGTGTAGCAGAGAGTCGGTACGTTCACCAGGGCATCGTCCACCATGCCGACGGGCGCCGTTCCGATAATCATCGGGATACCCGCGGAGACATTGACGGACGGCAGAACACTGGTCGCGACTTCAGAAGTTTTGACGCCATGTTGGTAAGCCATTTCTTACTTCTCCTTCTTTAGTTTCTTCAGAAAATAATTGAGTTTGTGTCCGGGAGTGTTCATATCTCTCTTGGCCGTGGCGACTTCATCAGGCGTCACGAAGAGATGCAGGAGTTCAGGTTTTTCCGCAATCAAATCCTGAACGCTCGGAGGGAACTCACCGCGGAAAATCGTGTGTGTCTTGAGCCCCAAAAATGAAGGCCCCACATAAATCAGCGGGGCCGACGTTTCGGGAGACTCAACGGATGCAGTATTTGTCATCTCAGTTCGTCTTCCATTGCATAGTCATAGAAAGGTTCATTGCAGCTTGGGCCGCGCATCAACCACGTGGTTTTCATATCAATCTGCCAATACGGCCACGGTTGCTCAGGAAGGTTCTCCCAGACAACAGGGCCATTCAGCTGATAGCGGTTCGCAAGGGTGAGGGCAGGGAGTTCAAAAAGCGCCTGCCGAATCTTGGCCATCGCACTGATACAGTCGCGATGACCGTTGAACTCACTCTGCCAGACGCCGATCACGATCGAAACATCGACCTGCGTCACGCCGTCTTCCGTTGTGCCGCCGTCAGGCCGCACCACAACGAACGGATGATCTTCGTTTGCGACAGAGCGCTTCGGCGGCAGGTAACCGTCGATTAACTGTAGCGGCACAAGACGCTCATCCTCCCCGGCTTTACGGACCGCCTCAAGACGGAAGTTCGTAAGAGACTCGGAGATGTACGTGCGCAGTGCGTCGCACAAGAGGTTTTCCTGCATCACTTGCTCCTTTTACTCAGGACATAGTCAGCCTCGTGCTCAAGGCGCGTCTTGAAGACCTCCAGCATCTGTCTGTTGACGTTTTCAACTACAGCGTTGTTGTGCGCCAGCATCGGGATTGCCGGGCCGTAGACTTCTTTTACCGGCAGACCCGCCGTTCCCAGACGTTGCAGAACGCGCCCTTTGTAGACGAAGCTCTTGCCAAGACGCTTGAGTCCCGTGTTTTTCACTGCCACACGAACCTGCTTGCGTGCGCCGCCCGTCGTATCCGCCTTTGGCATCACCTTGTACTGGACAAGAGGCAGCATCCTTCCTTTGGCGACGACCATTGCCTCCAGATTGCCGTTGCCTGCCTTCACAATCGTGAAGTTGCGCCTGACGGTTGATGCTTTGATGGCGTATTCCTGTCGAATCGTGGCGACTGCCGCGGTCCTGCCGGAATTGGCCGCGCGGTTTAATGCCCGCACGACGGCAATCTCGTAGCCCTTCGGGATCCAACGCAGCTCTTCCCGAACACTTTCTAAGAGCGAAGAAACTTCACTGCGACCGTCACCGATCAGGACTTCCAGTTTCTTGTCGCTCATTCGAGATACTCCTGAACCGTGATCACGTACATACCACTCTCGTTCGAAACGTCCTGCACTGTATGGCGTGAGCCGTCAATGGTCAGAATCTGCCCCCTCACAGGTTCTTCCATATCGTCCACGCTCACATAGAGCTTTTTGACATTCTGGAACTCACCGACGTATTGCCCCGGCGCCGCAGAAACCACATCAGACGAGATGACGCAAAGAATCTTCGCACCGTTCACGTCATGCGTCTCTGCGAATTCGTCAGGGTTCAGAAAGACTTCTGCGACGTCCCTCACAAAAAGTTCTTCAAAGGAGTTCATTTTGCGAATCCTCGCCCGTCTTGCGTTTTCTTACGATTTCGACCTGATGCGGAACAGGCTCCTTTTTCGGCAGATCGAAGACGTCGCCGGCCCGATAGACCGTAGTCTTACCTGTGGTTGGATCCTTACGATGGAGAACGAAACCCTCCCGCACACAAACCTTCATTTTTTTCTCCTGGACGGGGCTTGCGCCCCGCTAGTTACGCAGTGATGATGTCGCTCTTCATGCAGAAGCTTTCTGCGTGACGGACCGCGATGTCGATCGACTGCAGAGCACGAATTTCAAGACCGCCGTTGTCGTACGCCGTAGAGCTGTACGGGTTCGGAAGAATTTCCACAACGCCCCATTCGCCGACAACCAAGTCTGCCCAGTTACCGAAGAACATTTCGGAG